CTGCCCCAAATCGACCTAGCATACTGATATCCGATCCAGCCTGTCTTTCCGCCATCCTCGCACCAAAGTCCTGTGACCGCATGGCATTTGATTCTGCCAGGCTGGCCATCGGATCGGCGGCTCGTTTGGCGAGTCCAATCTGTAAATCTTGATACTGTGGATCGTACTGTTGGCGAACTCCTAGAAGCTGATCTTGAAGTCCCGAGTCGGCCATTGCACCGACATAATCTCGGGCAGATTTGCCGACATTAAATTCGGGCAAGGGAGGGGGAGCTTTTCCACCCCCAAAGAGTTTTTGAAGAAAGAATGAAGGAACTCCCGAGGAGTTGACCGGTTCACCCGCTCCACCCGCATCTTTCAGCATTTGTGCCTCTTCTTGATTAATGTACGCTAATCCTTCACCTTCGGGAGCGGCAGTATTAAGAAGCATGGCCGCCTGTTTGAGCGGATCTTCGGGGGCATATGAAACCACTCCATCTTTTGTCATTTTTCCTGATGCACCGGACAGCATTAAAAGTTCACGCTCGATTGGATTAATGTAAGCTAAAGATTCGCCCGATGGGGATTGTTCGGCTAAATATTTTATTACCTGGTCCTGTGAAATGTCGGAATTAAAATGGTCGGGGTCGGTATCCGGAAAGCTAGTAGGGTTTCCACGCCTCAACATCATTACATGGGTATCCCCATAGGTTGGGTGAAGTGGATCTTTTGCCTTTAAAACTTGAGTCGGGGAAATTTGGGCATCTCGAACGCCTTGAAGTCTTTTTTCTGCCTCTTCTGCAATTTCCTTTTTTGAAGGGCCGATTAATTTTTTTATGAATTCCATATTAAGTCTTTATTATGTAATTTAAAATGATGGTGGGCTGAACATTGTTGTGGGCTCCGCCTCCGCCTGTTGAACCCGTAGTGCCGGGCGTATTGGAAGTCACTTCTTGTGTAGAGTCCCCTCGGTTTCTAACACCACTACTAGGGGTGGTATGTGTATGGGCGGGCATTTCCGCAATAGACAAGGTATGCGTTTCTGTACCGCCTGAGCCGCCTAAAACATCTCCATCGACTCCGCCAGTTAAACCCGTTAATCGATTGGCGGATGCTCCTCCCATATCATCTTGTCCGGCAATTACTCGGCCTCGAAGATCGGGGATATTAAAAGTCGATGAACCATCGCCCGCTCCGTAAGTTGTACCAACTAAAGCGAATAAAGCTGAATAAGTTGTCCTTGAAATTGCCGCACCATCGCAAAGTAAATAACCAGTCGGAGCGGATGCCCCAGCATATGGCATGAGCGAACCGCTCGGCATAAGGACACTAACTGCACCAGCATCAAGTTTTGCGGCTGTTACCGCTCCATCCTGAATCTTGGCAGTAATTACTGAATCCGTTGCCAACTGAGTCGATGTGATTCCGGCATCTTTTACTTTTAATTTACTCGAACCTAAAGTCAGGGTCGAATTATCAGTCGTATCTGCCGCCGAAGTAAAAGTCGCTTGACCAATTATGTCGTTTAATTTCTGAGCGGTTACTTGGTCACCACTCGCAAAACTTTGTCCTGTTGATAATACTGCCATAATTTTTCTCCTATGAAATAGATGTCGTGCTTCTGTCGGTTACTCGGGCATCGATTTTAACTGCCCTTAAAAATGGTCTGCCCGCTGTGGGCTTAAAGTCTGTCTGTATTCCAAATCCTCTTTTCCTTACGCCCAATCGTATGGAGGAATCTTCGCTTGCCGGTAATGTGCTACCGAGTAAAGTTGAGATTGATGTGGCCGATGTTGTGGAGTCGGGATCTTCAGTTATAAAACTAATATCACCATCGGAAAGCCCTTCGTCTGAGCTTTTAATATGTAGCTCGGATCGGGCGAACATTTTTCTATCAGCAGTATCCGCATCATATTGGCGAGTTGTGCATTGAGAAACTACTGCAATGGTCTCGGGGATCGCCTGGCCGGCAGTCATGCTTACCACATCCCCACCTTCCGCTCCATCGACTTTATGAATGCCTCCTTCTTCAGTAGTCAGATATAAAGCATTCTGCGAACCTTCCTTTCCGACTATTAATTCTCTAATCGCAAACTCGGTTGAGTTAACTGTGTCAATGCTTTCAAAGCCTCCATTAAGAAAGCTGTAAACGATTATAGTGTTAAGCTTAGTCGCATCTCCGCCACCTGGAACAGTGTCTAACGGTAAGGCCAGCCAGTAGCGATTTTCGAAGTAAACTCCGCAAGACAAGTGAACATAGTCCTGATTTATTCTGTCGATAAATGGTTGGATGGTTTCTGATATAGGTGTGCCTGTCCCACGCAAATTATACTCATCAAGAAACTCGACTGAATATATACCTTGGTCGGATAAAAACATTATTTGATTAGCCACTTGGACAACAGACTTTCTTGCCGAGCATCCGATTTCAGTAGTTACGACATTAGTGGAAACATCAGCAAGAGATCCACTTATCCCACTCATCAGATGGATCGATTTTCGATTAAAGACTACGAGAGAATCTTTTGTAAATGGAGTAAGCTGGACCAAGTAATCACTTTGTCCGGCGGACGGTCTGAACTGGTTGCCGATTACATCCACAGTATCGAAATCCATTATATCAGATGCTACGATTTCATCTCTAATTCCTCGGTCCGTTGGAGTGACATCCGAAGTGTACCAGTAAGGCATCCATAGTCTTCGTTCGTGGACGATTCCCCAAGGTGCGGCGGGTTGATGGATATAGCCTTTCCCAACTGCAAGAGGTTTATTGACTGTCAGAGTTTTTGAGTCTCCGAGGGATACATTAGCGATTTCTAAATTAAAAGTAAATTGATTGGCTGTAGGCGCTCCCGTAACTCTGACTTTTTGGTCAGCGAACAGGTCGAATGGACTAGTCCCCGACTGAATGGTTAAGTCATCCCCAGCAGATAGTCCGTGAGAAGTGATATCCATCGTTACCACTCCATCCTGTGCGACTGTTGTCGTATCAGTCAGATATATCGGTGCGGTATAAGTTCCATTGGCCACTTTCGTGAAGTCTAAGAAAAATTCCACCTGTGCGCCGGAAACATTAAAAGTTGTAGTTTGGCTGGTTGCCATTTTGACGGTGAACTGATTTGTCGATGCAGTCTCAATCTGATAGCAGTCATTTGGATTATTGGTCCAATTTCCTAGACCTGTTAATGTAACATAATCATTAGCCGAGCGGCCATGTGCCGTGGCGTTTACTGTTATAGTCTGCCCGCTTTGGGAGGCCGATGTGATATCCACTCGCTGAACCTCGGGGCTGGCCTCGAGAGTTGTTTGACGAGTACGAAAGATATACATTTTACCGAGTCCCTGAGTCATTTGGACCGGTCCATCAACAGACTCTCCTCCCGCTTCATACCGACACTTAAAAAGTGCCGAGTCTTTCAGACGCAGAATGATACAGGTTGTATCTGTGGCGGTAAAAATATAGTCATCATTATTCGATGTGGCATCCGAAAAGACTGCCGAGCCGAATACTTCGTTTACCCCGTTATCGTTGAGGGTAAAATTTAAAGTTGTACCGATTGATGTGCCAGTCGATACCACTGAAGTATTTCCCACATTCTCACCTTTAATCGTAAAAGTAGTATCGGCTCCGCTGTTGGCGAAAGTTAAAGTCTTAGTCGTAAAATTGACCGATGCTAAAGTGCGAGTTCCATCGACTGATGCATCGAGATCATCAATATGAAAATCTTCTCCAGGTATGAAAGAAAGTGAAGGTGTGGTGCTTAATATTAAGGTTACCACATTGCTCTGCCTTTGAGCCGACAAAATTATGTAAGGCAATCGGATCGCATTTGTCCCCGATGTTATCGATCCAAACAGAGTGGATAAACCTTTGCGAGTTTGCCAAGTTCCGTCCTTATTCATGCGGCCATTTTTCGACAATGCAACTTCACCGGGCTTTAACTGGTTAGGCCGCAATCGGGCATTCATCCGCAGAAAGAAGGTATCCCCTTCCGATGTGAATGGATCGTCTAGTTTGCCATATGAACGATATCGGCTCACTTCTTTTTTACCTCCTGGTAAATTTTTACCGCCATGTAAATGATAGTCATCCCACCGGCAACAATACCAATGATTTCATGGAAAGATCCGCTTATGCTTGCCAGCGATCCACCGAATCCAGCTAGTGCAGTGCGGTCCATTAGAAAAGCCAATCTAATATGATGATGCCAACGACAATTCCGGCTAATATGGTTATCATTTTGCCTTTCTTCGACATATCCATGAACTTGTCTTTTAGTAATTCAAGATTTCTCATTTCGGGAGGGTGGTTTTACGGGGAATGGTGCGCGAGTTTGATTCTTAATCGCTTCTGTTTGTGAGCATTGACGGGCAGTGCGTTTTGCCACAAAGATTGGAATGGCGAGGTAACCTCCGAGGAGGATGGCCGCTCCGATTAGAATTTTCTTTATGTAGGAGGTGAAGGCATCGAAACCTGTTTTGTGACTTTCCATGCCTTTTGCAACAAGCTCGCTCACATCTCCGTGTGTAAGTAAATCGAGCTTTTCTTCTGCTTCTATGAGGGCATCTTTGTTCTTCAATGCTTCGCCAGCTAGTACGCCAGCACCAGCAGAGAGTCCACCTACTACAGGGCCACCCGCAAGTGTTCCGGCACTTCCGCCAATCACTCCTCCCAACGTTGGGTAGACAGAACGCAAACTGCACGATGCCATGCACAACGCCAATAATAGTAAGGTAGTGTAGATCACGCTAGAGTCACACTTTTAATAACTGCATCAGAAGCTCCAGCAGTTGTGGTCGCTATGTACAGTTTAAAAGTGTCAGTCGCAAAATACATTTCGCCTGTTGTGGCTTCTTTCTGAAACTTCGTCTTATTAGCATCCGTCCCTGTCTTAACAGCTATGGAGTAATCCTTCCGCCCTAACTTTTGCTGTGCCATGACTTAAGAAGCTGTTCCAGCGTTGATGCAAGGTGAGGATGGACGAAGGCGATAGTCTCCGTTTGCAGAGTCCACAAAGAGTGGATTAGTGTCGTACAGATTATCGGTTCCGCCAGAGTCGTTGGTTGACCCCATTTGATAGAAGCTTGAAAAAGTCGAGTAAGTCGCAAAGTCTCCCCTAGCTGTAGACCCTGACCCTGTAGTCGAACTTATTGCAGTATCATCATCGCTGAACCATATGCAGTTTTTTATTTCGGCTGGCGGTCCATAAGACCAACCTATGTTAGTAGCTGATCCCGTGGTTATGTAATTAGTACAACCTAGAAGTTTGTAATCGTCTCCTTGAAGTAAGCGATCTGCGGAAGTGTTGCAGTTGTACTCAATGACACAATTCTTAAATATAAGATATACTCCTGCAGCAGTCCCTTGAGCCTTTATTTTCGGAGTTATACTTGTATAATCTTCTGCAACCGTGGCTGCCAAATAACAATTTTCAACAGTACAATTGACAGGTAAACTTAAGCCAGCATAAAAATAAAGATCCACAAACTTGAAGTTTTTGAGAGTCAACCCACCAACGGATGCACTTCCTATGGTTAATAGTTGATTTGTACCTGTATCACCCAAGACTGCCCCGTTTATATTTTGGCTTTCGTAAGTAATCCCGCTGGCTCCATCAAAAGTTTCGCTACCACCAAAGGGATAACTGCCATCCAAAAAAATGATTGTTCCGTTTGCTCCAGCGGCTGTCTCTGCGGTTCCTAGCCCCGCTCCGCTGTTCCAATTTACTGCGTTTATTTCAGAGTCTCCGGACCCGTTCCCTGCTCCTGATGGTGATATGTATACTGTTGCCATGATAATTTATAAGTTAAGAGTTGAGTTAAGCGATGCTTCCACCGCTGATTAAGATTGGTGCTGGGTTTGCCCCTATGTCGGGTAAGTTAAAACCTTGCCTAGTGGGTAAGCCGTTGACTCCTAAAGCATCTGAATCACCTGTAATTAAAGAGTAAGTTCCTGATGTTGTGGTAATTTCTATGTCAGGTTCTGTTGAGTCTTCTGAGACTGACAACCCAACTGCAATTGCAAACTTACCTAACGAGTTTATGACATTTAAAGTTCCATCAGCATCCGAAGCTAACATTACTGACTTACTTGGATTGTCCGTGACCAAGAATGATTGATTAGGAAACGCTCCTATGTGTGGATTGTCCGTGCCTCTTAACTCTGCGTCTCCAACTACAACATTCTGAAACGAACAAGTCCCATCTCCATCCTCTCTCAAAAATTTAGTAGCTCCTGTTTCTCCTGTTGAGGTGACTGCTGTGCCGTCAACTGCTGTGCTTATTCCTGTTAAGTTACTACCGTCAACGGCAGGTAATTGTGCTGACCCGTTTAATTGTACGATATTATTAGCACTTGTTCCTACATCTAAAGTAGCCGCAGTACCTAGTCCGCTAACATCAGTATTACTAAGTGTGACTGTACCTGTTCTTCCAGCTACCGATTGCACTGGTGCTCCTGATGAATCGATGAAGTTACTATCATTAGTAAGAGTCGATATGTTATCACCTGGTTGAGTAGCACTATCTGCTAAAGTTCCTTGAGCTGCTGTTGCGTAATCTGTACTTGCAGTTGTTGCCGCTGTACCTAGTCCTAAATTCGTACGACTCGTCCCGGCACTTGCAACATCAGATAAATTATTGGATGCAAGCAAATCACCTTGTGGAGCGGCGGCTACCAGGTTGGCAACTGTTATCTTTTTAGTAGTACCTTGTGCTGAACCTGTGGTGTCCGAGACATCCGTGATTGGGATGATATCGCCGACTGCTGGAGTTGCCCCAAGTGCTGTTAATGCTGAAATTTTCTTATTCATAGTTTTTAATCAAAAGCTAAAATGCTCCCGTCTTCCGTGTTTAAAAAAGCCCCGTTTTCTGCCCTCAATGAACCGTCTATGGGCGGTCCGACTGCACTATCCGCATCGGTGTCCCCAACTAAGAGTCCTAGACAGTTAAAAGGCATTAGGATTTGTAGGCTAAACAGGCTCCACTTGCTAAAGTGAAGCTCGAGCATTCGCCATAAATTACCTGGCCTTGCGAAAATGTAGTTCCGTCCGAAATCAGAGCGGATACATTTTCTACTTTACCAGTGTATGCCGAAAGAACTGAGTCCTCGGTGAATTGAATCGATGTGAAAGTGCCAGCGTGAGCCGCTGTATCGTTAGCGTAAAGGCTTCCGCCGGCTCCCATTGCATTTAGAATATTTACTCCTGATAATCCCATAATTTTATACTGTTGTTAAAATGTTAACTCCGAACGAGTAGCTCGGGTATGTGTTGACCGAAATTTTATTCATTCCCTCCAGCCTCTCGACTCGATCTATTTCGAGGGCTAGGGTTTCTTCTGCCATTTGTTCTTGCTGGATGCTTTTTTCCAACTGGCCGTCTGATTTGTACCAGTCTGCAATGGTTGCTAATAATAAGTACCGCTCCAAGAATCTTGGAAGGTCAGGATCGCCTGACTCACCATAACTCAAGGGAGTTACCTGGTTGCCCATCACAAAGACTGAACTTTGAGACGAATTGGCGGGTAATACTAAATACCCATTGATTAAATTGTAATCCAACTTGAATGCAGTTCGATCCGATAATGGATTCTTATCGAAGACCGAAAACACATCCATTAGATTTGCATCGTTGTCTATTTGCACGGCCTTGTCTGCCACGATTGGCGAGGTGACGGCGGCAACAGATTTCTCTACTACTGTCATTAACTCGGGCCATTGTGCGCGGGTCCATGCTCCCTTTACTCGGTCGTTTAATGAGTTCTTGAATGCAGTTTCTTCAACCGATAATAAAGTATCCACCCCGATAGCCGAGGTGAATCGATTTTTAAGCTCGGTGTAGGTTACAGTTCTCAACTTCCGATTACTGTTTCGGGATTGGCTTTTGCGAAGTCTTTAGAATATTGAGGATCAGACATACAGCCTGGCCTCTCCTGTTCATGTCT